GCGCCTGTGCCTTGAGTAAACGTGCAGTCGTATCCGCTGTTATTGTCTACAAGGTAGAACTTGGACGCATCGTTTGGCGTTACGGTGACTGTGCAAGCCTCTGTCGCGCCAGATAGCACCAGAACTTTATACATCCCATCGCTGAGAGCATCACCAGTTGTGCCATCCGCCGTGCTTAGAGAATGCGCCGCACCCGATCCAGAGAGGTCAATCGTGCCAACGCCAGACGCCGCGCGGTCTAGGATGTCAAAGTTACGGTTTGTAATTTGCCCCCATGTATCAGTCTTTTCGCCGTCAGCGATCTTTTCAACCGCGTTGTTTAGTGTCCAAGTGCTTGCCATATCAAATTCCTCTGGTTGCGAGCATATTACTCATTTTATGCCGCCGCGTCTATGGATTGGACGCCATACCATGTTGTACCACCGTCTCTTGTCCAGAAAACGTAAATGTCAGTCTCACCAGAAGCTGGTGCGTCAGGTGCTGTACCGCCAGCCCAGTCTACTGAGCTAGGCCATGTGACTGTTGAGCCGTTGCCTGTAAGTTGCAAGACGAAGCCGCTAGACATACCGCTTGTAGCACCGCTGAACGTAAACGTAGTGTTGCCTGACATTGATAGGCTAAACGCACCACCATTATTTACATTACAGGTTGGTGATGTGCCTGATAGTGCGTCATAGTCCTCACGCAATGAACCATCATACAGAAACATGCCGTTTCTGGTAATAGCAGCAACGTCAACATAAGATCCACTAGAGCTATTTTTAAACCAAAAACCATCAGCATCGGCGGATAAATACTCCACAAAGGTCATGTCGTGAGCGCCAGTAATACTAGGCGATGCTGTAGAACCCGTAACTCGCATACGACTACCGACAAAGTGGTTCCAGTTCAAAGTGTAACCTTTTAAGTAGCCGTACCCACTGCCACCACCGATAGCTACGTCACCTTGGCCTTCTATTATGCCACCGATGTGTAGCCCACCAAACGATGGGCTGTTACTCGTATTTAAACTCTGGTTTGCCGTGTAAGTGGTATAGCCAGCACCGTTGGTAAGCTGGTTGTTATTTGTAATGTAGTTAGCGTTGGTAGCGCCTGTGTAGCCCAAGTTTGCTAGGGTAAGGGTATGTGAACCAAGGCCTGTAACGTGTCCATATGTGTCAAGCGTCACATCTTGGATAACCGTAGCACCGCTATTGTTTGCGCTGCCTTGGCTAGACGTATCAGCGTGGCTCACTGTAACTGTGCCAGAAGTCCCACCGCCACTAATGCCCGAACCAGCCGTAACACCTGTAATGTCACCCACATTGGTAGTATATCCAGCGCCGTTTGTTAGCTGGTTGTTGTTTGTGACGTTTGTTGCACCAGCGGCAATACCGTTTAACTTTGTGTGGTCAGCATCTGTAAATACGTTGCTATCTGTAGCCGCTTCAACTGCTGCGCGTATCTCAGCATTTGTCTGATCCGCAGTTGCACCAGCCTCAATGCCATCTAGTTTTGTGCCATCCGCAGCAACGTCACGCCCATCCACAGTGCCAGACACAGTGATGTTGCCGGTTACGCCCAAAGATGTATTTGCTGTCAGAACAGTAAACGTACCAGCGACAGCCGTAGTGCCGCCGACAACAACATTATCAATAGTGCCGGAGTTAATATCAATGCCAGTGACGGGCGTGGTGCCGTTAAGCACATCGTCAATTAAATCCATGCTATCGTTTAAATAGCCACCCCAAACGTCCTCGTCATCCGCGACCGTAGGTTTTTTTAGGTTATATGTTGTTGTGTAGGCAACCATGTCTAAATCCTTATGCCGCTCTCATTGGCAGTTCTGTCCAATTAACGCTATCATCCGCCAGAGGTGTCCAAGTGTCAGTTGGGTCTGCAATCAGCTCCCACTTCTCACGAGCGGTTGCAGCGAACAATGCCGTTGCCGATACGCTAGAGCCAGAATTTTGCACCCTACCGCCTGTCGCTGTGACAGTTGCCGCTACGTCAACATCACTTGCACCCGCCGCAGTAAAGTTTGCAGATGCGCTGAAAGTTACAGCCGCCGCCACATTTGATGCAGCCTCGCGCACACGCTCCGTAATGTCTGCAATCGTAACTGCTGGGCTTACCTGTACGCTAGACTGTGCAACGCGAATTGCGCCACCTGTAACTGTAAGCGATGGGGTGACGGTCGCAGAGCCAGCCGCATTAACCGATCCAATCGGCACCATCTCCGCTAGTACGTTAATCGGTACGCTTCGCTCTACAACGCGCAGGTAACTAACAGCCGTTACGCTTGCAGCCGTTAGTGCCGCTGCGCCTTTAACTGTAACCTGACCCTCAGCCGTGGAAGTTGCAGACGCAGAAATAGAGGCGGACGCATCAATGTATGAGCCGTCAACCCCGTAAAACCATGTACTGTAATTACCCTGACCGTAGGCCATTATTCAGCCCCTAGTTAAGCGTGATGTCTAGGTCGCCGCTTGGAATGCGGAACACGTCACCCGTTTCAATAGTTTTAGATGATGTCAGTGCAGCCCATGCCATCAAGTTGCCAGCAGAGGAAGCATCAAAGATGCCTACATGCGTAACCGTGCCGTAGTTGGCCGTGGCTGTCGGAAACTCTACCGCCGCATTGTTTGACGTTGTGTCGCCAGACGTTGTGAAGGCAATTGTTTGACGCGCATAAGCGCCGCCCGATACCTCTGTACCGCCGCCACTGTCAGACGGTGCAGCCGTAAACAGCGCAACGTAGTGTGTGCCTGGGGCAGTGTATGCAACGCCAGCAAACACATGGTCCAGCACCTTTGTTTCTAAATAGTCTGAAAAGCTCATGTTGGTCTCCTAATCAATAAGACATTGTCCTCATTCGCAGCGTCGACGCAGAGTTTTTGGCCTTGTCACTCGCCGCATTTAAACTCGTCACCGCTGCACTGTACAAAGTTCCCCACACTGTAACACGTTCATCCTCCCCAAGATAGGGGGCGGCCTGCACCAGCGAACCATACAGATAAGCGTCTGGCGCATCTCCCAGAAGCCAGTTTGTTGAGTTGCTTTCAGACAGCGGCGGTATCTTCTGATAGTACACCAACTCAGTCGTGTAGGTAGTGTCGGGGGTGGGGAATAACTCTAAGCTCTCACCCACATGCGCAAAGTATTTGGGACGGCCGGCAACATCTGAACTTTTTTCTCGACGAGACAAAAGGTCATCCAAAGTCGTCATCTCCAGACGGTAAATAGTGCCTGGGCTAATCCCGAAGCGAATGGTCTCAAGCCAGTCAGCCGGGACGGCGCTATACTGAGTATCCAGCTGCCCGGAAGAGCGCTCAACCATCTTGTAGTGACGCAAGGATCGCTCCATGTTGCGCTCTGCAAGAGTAATGAAGTCGGGTATAACGGCTGCCAAATCATCCCTGTCAAGCCAATTGGCAAGCGATGACTTCAGCTCGCTATACGTTGTGATAGCCATTACAATACACCTTCTCGCGTTCTAAAGGCCCTGTTTTCCGACTGGTTCAGCCACTTGCGTAGTGCCTTCGGATCGTCAGCGATGCCTTGCTTCTTCAGCTCATAATACACGGAAAGCGGGATGGAGGCCACCTTTGCGTTTTCTCCAAATTTTCCAGACACGTCGTTATACGAGCGCTTGTTTGCTTCGATGATTTTTGTGCTGTCCTGCACGGTCTCAATAACGTATTCGCCGTTTTGCTTGACGTGCCAGTACCGCGTAATCCCGGCGGCTTCGTCTCGGCTAAAAAGTCTTTTCATCTTTACCTCCAGAGTGAATGGGGCGACCGAAGCCGCCCCACCATACTTACGATACGTTCAAGTCAGCGATCAGGCCGTGGGCCTTTTCGTTGGATACCTTGAGGCCAGTTTCGCAGATGAGCATTTTCTTCTCTGCGTCGCCTGTTTTAGCGAGATCCACAGCTTGGATCGGACGCAGAGTTGCGATTGACGCGTACTCTGTGTCGAGGCACCAAGCGTCACGCTCACGGCTGAAGCGGTTAGGAACCACAGTCAGGGCGCCAAAGTCGCTCAGATACACGTCAGCTGCACCGATGATGGTTGTTGGGCCATCAGTTGGCGCTTGGTAGCGCTGAGCCGCGATGCCTGCGAAGCCAGACACAACGGTTTTGTTGTATGGGCCAACCATCAGAACGGATGGGTTTCCGCCTTCGGTGTATGCCTTCTGCATCACGTCTTTCAACATGGCTTCTGTGAAGTCACGCTGCGTGCCGTCGTTACGGGCGTCGGAACCGTCAACCGCAGTTGGGTTGGTGCCGTCGCCAGCTTTGTTGACGTTGGTCGCAATCCACGCACCCAGGCCAGCAGTTACGCGGCCAGCAGAAGCTGAACCGGCGGAACGGGCTGTGTTGCCTGTGTAGATTGTTTCCAAGTCGCGCTTGATTTCTTTGCCGCGTTTGGCAAGGTTGAATGCGACTTCGTCGTTGCGGCCGGCAAGATCTTGGAAGCCGAGGTTATCAGCGATAATCATAGTGCGACGACGGATCTGCGTGTAGTTACCCACGCGGACTGTGGCTGTGGTCGCGTCAAATGATGCGACATCGTCGCCGTCTATTACTGGCGTGACGTCAACAGCAGCCAAATCATCGACCTGCCACTCAAAAAATGTGTTGGACACATTTTCGGAACCGACGTTGGATGTGAAGGGTGTTTCTTCTGGCGCGATGTTCGAGATGACATTTGCCAGCTCTTCGCGGATACCCTTGGCGTCAAAAGACGTAAAGGTGTTTGCAATGATAGTCATAGTTTATGCTCCTATAGCAAGGCTTTGATTGCGGCCGCGGCGTCGTTGACGCGACCAGTTTTCCGT